AACAATCCTGCAATAACTGTCGCTGCTGCTCCGATGACTAACTTATTGCTAGACAGTGATGCGGCTGTTTGTTTTTCTGATACCTTAGCCATGGCATCTGTTAACGAGTCTACTTTAGCCTCGAGTCTGTTTAATTTTTCTTCTAACACGCGATATCTCTCTGCACATAAGTCTACATGTGCTTCTAGGTTCTCACGCTCAAGTCTTGACTGGTTCATTGCCATATTTTGTTCTCACAATCTTTAGCAGCGTCTTATAGAGCTGATTTTTTAATTAAATGCATCCTTGCACTTCTTATATGTATTTATACAAATTCACTATATTTAAAGTATGTGTTTTTGCTTATTGTCTTTGTATCTATGCTTTCTGGGTTAATTAATGCTGTTTCGTCTAATGTTATATGAACTGGCATTGTATTAAAGTCCTCTTCCAACATATAAATATCGTTTCCATCTTTCATCCAAGCATCTGCTGTTTCACTGGCAAATTTTAATACCCATATATTATGTAATCCAGTAAAACTACTACCAAATTCATAATCAGCTACATCCTTTGCATCTAATTTAACAACACTGCTTAACACAGGTTGTGATCTTAAACTTATACTTTGAATAAAAGTGTTTAAATTCTGAGCTTGAAAAAATCCTTTTGCATCTGCTTTAGGACTTAAGACACCCGAATCTGTTATATCTATTAGTGTATAAACTGTATAAAAATCTGTAGAGCCCGTTAAAACTTCTACTGGTCTGCTTGTTCCCATCCACTACTGATCCATGCCAGTCATTTTACCAGCAGTATAACCTGCTGCAAATGCTGCCGCACCTCGCATAATGCGTTGACCAACTGTTTTCTTTTCATTGTTGTCAAGATTTAAGTTATTACTATCTGAAAACTTTTTAAACAGTGGTGTTAAATCACTGCGTCTAGCATTTAATCTATAATATTTGTTTAATTGTGTAGAAGCTAACTGTTGTTGTTGCGTAGTTAAATTAGTCCAATCTCCTATTAGTCTTCTTGCCGCTCTTAATTTTGGATCTTGTATTGCTAATTGCTTTTCAAGTTTATAAAAGAATGCTTTTGCTTGTCCAGGATTTGCTTGTCCAGTTTCTACTTTCTTTAAGAATTGCTTAATTTGTGTATCACTAAATTGTACTTTAGCAAGTAATAGCTTATCTGCTTCAGAGTCAGCTAACCCGCCAGGCTTATTTAATGTAAACATTGTTTGGTAAATATCAGTTCCACTAGGACTAGGCTTATTAAACCCACCATACATTCCTGTTCTACGTGCATACTGTTTAGCCACTGGTGCGTATTTGTAATCATTTGACATAGCATAAAGACTTAATAGTCCTACAAACAAATGATCAGTTAATCCTCTAGCACCTTCTTTGCTAATTTGTTGTCTTGTTTTAAACATACGAGCTTCACCTAAGGACTGTATAAATGACAAATTGTTGTTATTAGTTGGCATTTCATGTCCGCCTTCCATGGCTGCATATTGTTCTAGTGTATATTTTTCTTTACTCATTTTTATTCTCTTTTGCTATTATATCACAAGTTTCACTTGCATATGTTTTAAAATAACGTGGAGCAAATGCATGTAAAAATACTGCACCTGCGGCAAGTTTTAGTTTCCATGCAATACCAATTGCATGTTTAAAGTGTTGCCAGCGTGTCATGTCCGCCTCTTCTAAATGTAACTTACATTGCTTACTTAACATTTAGTTATTCCTTGCCATATTTGCAGCTGTAAAGCCTGCTCTGTTTACTAGTTTAACATCTTTGTCTACTACATATCCTTCGCCGCCTCTTTGGCCGCTTGTGTATGCTTCTACATCAGCATCCTGTGAATCTAATGCAGTAATAATCATATTCTTAACTTTCATTGCTCCTCTAATAAAATTAAAGGTTGCATTAAAGCCTTCTAGATTAGCATTTATGTATTCACCAAGTCTTTGCTTTTTAGGTGCTGATAGTTTACTACCGTCTACCCATCTCATAAAGTCTGCGCCTAGTTTATCTAAGCCGCCTGTTTTAACTGATGCATTAATATATGTGTAAAGTATTTTACCAAAGTCTGCCATTTTTAATTCTGGTGGTACATTAAATAATTTGTCAATTGCACCTGCATGTTTTCCTACAAATGCATCCAATTCGTCTATTGCAGGAATATCTACACCTGGTGATTTTTGTACCATAACCGGTGGCATAATAAATGTTGGGCCGCCTTGGAAACTTGACATGTCAACACTACTCTTTTCGCCGTCTAGTCCAATTGCCATATGTACAACAACACCTACATCACTGTCTGCAATTTTTTTACCAACATCACTGTCTAGTTTTACTTGATATGTTGTAGTGTTAGGTTTAAATATAAACTTGTTATCCTTTACTTCTGGTTTTGTAAACCAAAGTAAATCTCCGTGTACATAGCCTCTAAAATCTGCTGGTACTGTTGCTTCTACTTTAGGCCAAATCTCTTTCATCTTGCCTGCAAACTCTCCATAATCTTGTGGATTCTTAGCATAGCCTGGGCGATTCTTTAACATGCCTTCTAAATCATCTGCACTGGTAACTTTGCCATCATACCCTTTAGCAGTAAATCCACTCTTATCTGTTAATATGAATTCACCTTTTTCATTACGGCCAAATATAACTGCTGGTGAGCCGTCCCACTTAACAGTGACAGTATTAGGTTGTTGTTCTACTTGATGTAATGTTGCAATGGCTTTTTTTGCTCCAGCACTACCATCCCATAAAATGAGATCTTCTAAGTGCTGAATACGAGCATTTTCATTTAAGTCTTGTGCTGTTGGAGTATATAAACCTTTGTGTTTTAATCTAATGTTTCTTAGATTTCTAGGCTTACGTTTGTGTGATCCGACAATATCTGTTACTTTCATTTTGGACCCCTGATCTTTTTAACACCTCTGTTAAAACGTTCTGGGTCTCTATTTTTGATACTTAACATGATACGCTTGGTTAGATCCTGAGCAGTATCGGCATCGTAGTTAGAATCAATCATCTCTAAAATATTAATAATGCTACTGATCGCATTGTTTCCTTTGCTTTCCAGTAGAGCTGTTTTGTCTTTTTTTGGTGCTAAAGAGTTGATTTCCTCTAATAAGCTACGAGTACGTTTTTTCATGTCTATGTCTCCAGTAATAGTTACCTTATATAGTATTTATCTATCTTATTAACTATTGCTACGTTTTAGCATACTACGTAATTTGTCATGCCCTTGTATAGTATTTTCTACTACACTATTTTCTGCAATATTCTTTTCTTGATGTGATACTTTGTTTTGTGATTTTATCTTATCAAATATAGCACTAGGTTGATTCATTGTAGATCCTGCGTCATCATCATCTAAATCTTTAATACGCAAACCACCAATGTCAAACGCTAGATCAACTTTTTGTCCAACGCCACTACTACTTCGTGTTTTCATAAATTGTACTTGATATCTGCCTCGTTCACGCATTGCTTGGCTTGTAAAGATACCAATAACGTTGTCTGCTGTCTGAATCTTACTTAAACCACCTGAAATATGACTGTGATCAAACTCTACTTCTTCTACTGCTGCCCTGTTTAACTGCGATGCAGTTGCAAACAATATATCATGTTCTACTGCAAAATTACGCATTTCTTCAGATACAAATTTATCCTTAATAAACAAATCACTTGGACTTACTTTGCTCTGTGCTGGCATCATTAAGTCTAAGTAGTCAATTAGCACTGCATCAATTTTTAAATCATTTTTAGTTTCATATTCACGCATATAACTAGTAATTGCATTAATTGTAATACCATTTGGTAATTGTACAATTTGTAGTTTACCTGCTTTTTTACCTTGCATACGCACTTTTAAATCTACATCATCTACATTCTTAAATACTTCTTTTGTATTCATTCCTGTAATCATACTATCTAATCGCATACTAGATAATTCTTCACTAAGCTCTAAACTTATGTAAACAACATTTAATCCTGCAATACTCCAGTTTAGTGCTAAATTTTGTAAAAACAAACTTTTACCACCGCCCGATGCTGCTGCAAATATATTTAATTCGCCTCTGTTAAATCCGCCATATAGTTTTTGATCTATATCTCTCCAACCTGTGCTTTGTCCACCACGAGCATTTCTTACACGCTCAATGCGTTCTGCTGGTGATTCCCAATAATCAGTACCCATGTGTTTTGCAAGCCCAATGCTTACTGCTTCTTTAATTTTTCTTTCTACTGGTCCGTATTCACCTTTTTCAAGTAAATCTGCACTCTCAAGTATTGCTGATTCAAGTGCTTTGTGTTTACAAAAAGTTTCAAACTCGTCAATAAACCATTTTTGATGTCTATCATCTACATCTTTTAATTCTTGTAGTTCAAGTCCTGTT